TAATGATCAGGTTATATTACTGATCGTATACCTTACATATAATAGTGTTACCACTATTATAACTATAGTATACCCTCCTTTTCTTACAAAGGATCTATGTCTATTGTATTCTAATTAAAAAAATTAGCGTAGGCATCATATGCAGAAGCCGGTGTTTGTTTAACCGGTTCCTTATATGTACCTTCGTCCAATTCTATTAATTTCTTTAGATCAATAGAATAATTATTTTGGATTAAAGAAAATAAATCTTGATTGTATGAATATGTAGATTCTCCAATTGAAGAACCGTACATTATTTCATCAGTCTCATTTATTTTCTTAAATCCTAAACTGAATATTTTTCCTGTATTTAGTAATTCGAGTGTTTTATTTCTCTCTTTACCAAATACATTGTCAATATTCAGCATTAATAATTCCTTAGATTTCTGTCTGTAATTTAGATGATTTACATCTCATTTACTAACGGAATCTTTGTAATTATTAATGTAATTAACTATTCCTTTAAAAATAGGATAGTTCCTTAATTCATTTGGATCTTCTAAATTATAGATTGTTTTATTTTCTATAACTTTAGTTGCCAAATTATTTAAGGAAGTCATACTATTTTTGACGGAACCTCCCATTCCCTGAGCCACAACATCATCATACGCAGTATGAATTAATTGTTCATCAGGGATCATGTATTGTTCATTTTTAATATTTAAACATAATAATTCTCTTAGAGAATCATATGTTAAATATCCAAATGAATAATCCAATGATTTATGGAAGGTATAGATCTTCATTTTAAATCTTGAATTATTAAATTTCTTTGATAATTTAAGACTTAAACCTTTATAAAGAGAAGATAATATACATGGAAGATTCTTGGTAGAACCTAGGTAATTCCCTTTGACTTTGTAAAAATCATAGAGATTTACCATTACTATGAAAGGATTTTCGATATTTTCGACAATCCCATTCATTGGTAATCCAGTAAATTCTCTTCCTTTACAGAATCATCTTTTAGCAAATTCATATGTATCTTTAGATACATGTGTTTTACTATCAGATAATTCAACACCTAGATAACCCATTCATTTCATATAAGTTCTGGCGACTTTATCGTTTTTAATAACAATATCGTCACCTAGAATTATATAATCTGAAAAGTTATCGTAACCATTTAATTTTGCACATCAGTGTAAAACTAAATGATGGGTAAGTGTAAAGGCAGCTCAGGAAGAATATGAACCCATAGGTTGTCCAGTTCTATATTGAACTAGATTACCTTCTGGTGTTTCAAATTTCCTATCAGATAGAATAAAACTTCATCCATCGGCGACTTCTTTAGATATTGCTATCTCAAGAAGTCTCCTTTGTAATGAAATTGGAAATCTATCTGTTGCTGATGATAGGTCTATAGATCAAAACATATTTCCATCGTCCTTTCAATTATTTAATGGACTTTGAGTATAAGTCCTATCACATGGAAGATTTTGAAGTTTTTTCATAATCTTTTCATGTATAGGTTTAAGGAACAATTGTGTATAGTAATCTACTATCGCAACTATCCTTAGTTTACACTCAGGATCATAAATAAATGAAAGTTTACCCAATTTGTTTGAGGGAAAGTTTTTCTCTCAAGCATAATTGTATTGACTTTGGAAATAATCAATACCTGATTGGTCCGTTATTTTAAATATCGAAGCCATCAAATCATAACTATAAGACAATAAAGAACTGTAAGCAGTCTTTGTTGCCTTACCATTTGGTCCAGCCTTATTTGATAGATAAATATTTTTTATATCAAATTTTGGTTTTTCCATTTGTAAGTTATAATTTGCTACAAATTCTTTAATAAATCCAGTTGGTATAGTTTTCACTATACTACCTGGTTTTGTTATAGAATCATAGTCAGGTTTGATTTTTAGTTTTTCTTTCCCTTCAGCTTTTAGGGTCCTTGATAGACAAAGAATAGTCATTAAAAACTTTCTTTGTTCTAAGGTCCCTTTAGCTAAAGGTTTAAGAAAATCTAACTGTTTTGGTCATCCATCAGAATCTAAACCAATCTTTAATTTATTGAATAGTAATGGAGATCCACACATGTACCTTGTACAGTGTAATCTGCATTGTTTTAAGTATTTCACAGTCTTTAATAGACCTTGAGTACTTAAAAGTCTATTCAATAATTTAAAGTATTGATTTAGATAGTCTAAAGTATTAATAGTTGGAAATACAATAGAACATAGCTTAACTGTTATGTTATATAATTGTTTTTTCATATTAAAATTTAGATTGATGTATAATGTTTTATCTTCATTGTACGTCTATGGTGGAAGAATACCCTCTAGTTGCTAACTAGAGAAGTTCCCTTAGATTCTTTTTACAAAGAATAAGGAACAAAAATTACTAAAACCTCTACCGAAGAGATTTTCCGGGTATATATGTTATTAAGCATATATACGGAGTAATATCCAAAAATTAGCTGAAAAGCTAATTTTTCCC